TTACCAGCAGGGTTTGAACAAGCTCTGGAGCAGACAGACGAGGTATGATTATTACTGGCCGGTGTTTGCGATGCTTGGAGAGCAAGCGGTACTGAATAAGGAGATTTACTGCCGGGGCGATGGCAATGATGATAACGTGTTCGGCTATCAGGAACGTTGGGCCGAGTATCGGTATAAGCCGTCGCAGATTACAGGACTGTTGAGGTCTACGCACGCGCAGCCGCTTGACGTTTGGCATTTGGCACAGAAGTTTACAGCGCTGCCGACGCTGAATAGCACGTTTATCGAAGATAGCCCCCCTGTAGACCGGGTTATTGCGACGACGGAGCAGACTGGACAGCAGTTTGTGCTAGATGTTCTGTTTAGGAATAAGGCAGTGCGGCCCTTGCCCATGTATAGTGTGCCGGGTCTGGTGGATCATTTCTGATGAACCTCTGGGATTATTATTACGGGGTTTTGGCCTCGTGGCGATTACATCCCGGATACCTGAGAGAGGGGGCTAGTCCCCCCTCTTTCGGGGAGATCGCGGAAATGGTGGAACAAATGTTAGCAGTAAGGCGGGCATATCATGGCAGCAATAGCAGCAGCAGCGATAGCGGGCGGTGCGAGTCTTGTGGGCGGAATTATGGGCAACCGGGCGAGCGCGAAGGAAGCAGCGCGGCAACGGGCATGGGAGGAAGAATTGTGGAATACGGCGGTACAACGCCTAGTTAAGGACTTGAAAGCGGCGGGTATGAATCCGATGCTGGCCTTTATGGGGTCAGGCGGCGGAGGAATGCAGGCAAGTACCCCCTCTGGGGCGAGTGCGAAGCAGAATGACGTAGTGACGCCTGCGGTTGGTGCGGCTATGTCGGCGTATAACGCGAAGAATCAAGCAGCGTTGACGGCGGAGCAAGTGGAGACCCAGAGAGCAACGACCAATAAGATTGTGGTCGAGGGGCGGGCACAGGAAATGGCGAACCTTGAGAAGGAGGCGAGTTACAACTACCAGAGCGCTAAGAACAAGTTAGACCACTATGGGCAAGTGTCGGGCGCGAGCGCTGCATCGAGCGAAAGATGGGCAGCGGAAATTGACCAGATACAGAGCCAAGCAGATCATGCGAAGGCTGGTGCGAGTTTGCAGAGGATTAACGCGGATTTAGCGCTGGGCGATATTACCCTGGAGCAGATTGGGACGAAGTATGCCGACGAGCTTAAGCGACTTGAGGTTGCCTATAACGAAGCGATGACGATTGCGGCGCGGGCGAATATACCCGAGCGTGTAGCGCACGAGAAGTTTTGGCAGCAGGTCGGCGTCGGTGGCAAGTATGCCAGTGCCGGAAAGGATTTGATTGACGCGATTATGCCGATTGTGACCAAGCGTATACCGGGCCGAAGGCCCCAGAGGTGATTTATGTTCCCGAAAGTTAGGACCATGAGCAATATTAAGCGCGGGGCCTGGAGTGACGCGCATGGGCTGGAGTGCAAGGATGTTTCCCTTGCCGTGCAGAGTCAAAAGGATGAGGCCGACATCAATACGATTGTTCGGCAGTTTGGCGTGACGGGGAAGCTACCGCAGGGTGTGCGGATTCCTGAGTATGGCGACTTTGATACCGCGAGTGATTACCGCGAGGCGCTGGAGGCGATTAAGGCGGCGGAGGTCTCGTTTATGGCGATGCCGTCCGAGTTACGGGCGCGTCTGGATCACGATCCGCAGAAGTTCCTTGTTTGGTGTCATGACCCCGGTAATTTGGAGGAAATGCGAAAACTAGGACTGGCGACCGCTCCGGCAGTTGAAAAGCCGAGCGAAGGCGGGGGAGGGAATAGCGTAGGGTAAGCATAAAGGAAGGGGGGCGTAGGCCCCCCTTCTCTTAGAAGGGTTTGTCCGGGTCAGTATTCCTTGACACTAGTGATTTTATGGTGGCGGATGTTAAAGGACGTGAGCTTGTCCGCCGCGACTTTGTGTGCCGTCTGGATGTCGGCGGATTCGACGACGATCCCGCCGCCGCGAATCTGGCCGGAGGGGGAAACGTAACTGTAGTTGACTCGGTAGAGAATAAGTCCAGTTGCGACATTGGTAGTTTTGGCCTTGTCATTCATTGTCATCTCCGGCGATAGTTTTGAGGTAAGTTTCAGTGCTGGCCATCCAGCGTTCAAGAGTATCGTTGAAGTTTCGATACTCGTCAAGAGTGGCGTCACCGAGCATGGCCAGAGCGAAGATGCGATGCTTGTGATTACGAAGGGTGGTAATGGTGTCGGTTAGCGAAGTGCTGATTTCTGTCTTGCGTGTCACTTGGGGAGTACTCCGGTGAGGATGAGAAAGACCATTGCGGCGCAATAGGCGCCGAAGATGGCGGTAGGAAGGAGCCAGAGGGCTATGAGGATTTTAAGAAGGGTGTTCATGACTGCCTCGTGTTTAGGAGTGTATAGGATAGAGAAGAAGGCGAGGCGAGTCAAGAGGGGAATGGTGTTAGGTGCAGTTTGGCTGTCACCTAGCCCTGTCTACATCAAGTAAGCAGGACAGGGCGGACGGGCGCCCGGAGGCGCCCTCGATCCCCCTGCGGGGGATCTTAAGATCGGGCCTGCGGCCCTCGGCTTGCGTGAGAAGGGGGAGCCGGAATAGGATGGCCCCGGCTCGAAGGGTACCCAACTACTGGAGGATTTATGGCGAAGCGATTTGGTGTTAGCAAGGGGCGGAGCGCTGGTAAGTTTAAGGGGCAGATTGCCAGGACGAAGGCCCCGAATATGAAGCAGGTTACGCGAGGGGGCATTAGACTGTAATGCCGTGTTTTAAGCCGATAACGGGATATGTGCCCCTCGACGGGGGGCGCATAGAGTTTACGGAGAAGAAAGATTGTAGAGAAGTCAAGGTCCCGTGCGGCGGTTGTGTTGGATGTAGGCTTGAAGTAGTAGATGCGTGGGGCTTCCGCTGTATGGCGGAAGCCTCATTGCATTTAAGTAATCATTTTGTTACACTGACGTATGATGATGAGTTTTTGCCGGTGGATGAGTCACTAGACCATCGGGATTGGCAGTTGTTTGCGAAGCGGACCCGCGAGGCATTAGGACCGTTCAGGTTTTTTATGTGCGGGGAGTATGGTGATAACACACAGAGGCCGCAGTACCATGCGCTACTTTTTGGGTTGGATATTCCTGATCGCGTTAAGTCTAACAGCGTGTACTCCCGGCATGATGTATACGAGAGTGGATGTCTCTCCCAGTTGTGGGGAAAAGGATTCGTTAGTATTGGAGAAGTTACCCACGAAAGCGCGAGGTACTGCGCGGGATACGTCCAAAAGAGAGTAAGCGCGGAACTGGAGGCGGAACGGTACTCATGGGTTACGAGATACGGAGAGGCGGTTGTTAGGAAGCAGCCTTACGGGAAGATGTCCCTACGTCCGGGGATTGGTGCGGGATGGTTAGAGAAGTACCGGACGGATGTGGTTAATCATGGGGCAGTGTTTCAGAATCAGTTTCGTAAGAAAGTGCCCCGATATTTTGGTAAGCTACTGGAGAAGATAGACCCGGTGGCAGCAGAAGCGTTAGAAGCGAATGTTATCCAGAGAGCAAAGGAGTTCACCGACCCGGAGAATAATACCCACGAAAGATTGCAAGTGAGAGAGACTGTCGCGAAGGCGCGACGCAAGTTTAATAAGGAGAGGTTTCCCAATGCGCTTTAAGGTTATGAGTATTTATGATAAGCAGGCGGAAATGCATAGCCAGCCGATGTTTTTTGTTTCGATTGGAGCCGCCATACGCGGATTTGGCGATGAAGTCAAGAGGGAAGATAAGCAGAATAATCTCCATACGCACCCAGAAGATTTTACGTTGTTCCATGTCGCAGATTGGGATGATGAGACGGGGAGCTTTGAACCCGTGGACCGTCAGCGAGTAGCAGCGGCGGCGGATTTTAAGGTCTAGTGTGGGTCGGGTGTTTGGGGGGCTACGGCCCCCCCTTTTTTCATAGGAGTAAGCGTGATGCATCGTAATAAGTCTGTTAATGTGCACAATTTTGCCATGGTGCCGCGGGCAGATATTCCGCGGTCGGGTTTTCGGATTGAGTCCGCGTATAAGACTACATTTGACGCGGGGTATTTGGTGCCGGTATACTGTGAGGAAGTGTTGCCGGGGGATACGTTTAACTTGAAGGCGACGATGTTTGCGAGATTGGCGACGCCGATTGTGCCGATCATTGATAATCTGTATCTTGAGAGTTTCTTTTTCTTTGTACCTAATCGGCTACTGTGGGATAATTGGCAGAAGTTTATGGGAGAGCGGACGCAGCCGCTATCCTCGATTGATTTCACCGTGCCTACGGTACAGAGTCCGGCGGGAGGGTTTGTCGCGGGCAGTCTTTTTGATTATTTCGGATTGCCTACGGTCGGCCAGATGCAGTCGGGCGCGACGATTCGGGTTAATGCGCTGCCGCTCCGGGCGTATAACCTCATCTGGAATGAGTGGTTTAGGGATCAGAATTTGCAGAACCCCGCCGCTATGTCTACGGGCGATAGCAGTGAGGCGAGCACGGTTTATGGTCTGTTGAAGCGCGGGAAGCGGCATGACTATTTTACGTCCTGTCTGCCGTGGGTGCAGAAGGGCGACAGTGTGCAATTGCCGCTTGGTACTACTGCGCCGCTTATTCGTAGTGGTGATGGCCGGCCTATTCTTGAGTTTGGCAGTGCCCCGGCGGATCAGCGCGGTTTGTGGGGCGTCAGTGGCGGGGCCGAAGTGCAGTGGTCGAACGTTGGAGGTACTGCGGCACAGAATCCGACAAAGACGGGCGCGGCAGTGTGGGTGCAGCCGGGGCTTGTCGCGGACCTTAGTTCAGCGACCGCAGCGACGATTAATCAGATCCGTCAGGCGTTTCAGATTCAGAAGCTTCTGGAGAGGGACGCGAGAGGGGGCACGGTGAAATCAATCGAGGATAGCGGCTGCGTCCGCTCTCCCATAAACTTCTGCCAATTATCCCACAGTAGCCGATTAGG